CAGCCGTGACCAGCTCGTCGAGAACGGCTGGCGGTTTCGGCTCGAGAACTTCGCCGCGGGTGCGAGCGGTAGGGATTGGATAAAGTACGAGTGGCTCGTCGCGGTCGCCCAGGCCGTGCAGGCGATGGTCGAGAGGGGGAACGCCCGCGTCATCCTGAACGCGCCGCCAAGACATGGCAAGAGTGAGCTCCTGGCCCACTGGCTTCCTTCCTGGTTCCTCGACTGGTACCCGGAGAGGCACGTCATCCTGGGCTCGCACGGCGACGACTTCGCGTCCGACTGGGGGCTCAAGGTCCGCAATGACTTCGAGCTGAACAAGAGGATGCGGACCAGGGTGTCTCCGTTCCGGCGCCGCAACAACGACTGGCAGACCACCGAGGGAGGGGGGATGCGGAGCATGGGCGTCGGCGGGTCCGTGGTCGGCCGCGGCGGCGACCTCATCGTAGTTACCGATCCCCACAAGAGCTGGAAGGAGACTCAGTCGCCGGCCCGCCGCCAGGAGGTCTGGGACTGGTTCAATGCCGACGTGTACTCCAGGCTCGAGCCGGGCGCGTCCATCGTCGTCGAGCATACGCGATGGCACGAGAGAGACCTGACCGGGTACCTACTCGAGGAGCACGAGGACGGCTGGGTGCATATCCGCCTGCCGGCGCTCGCCGAGGACGACGACCTGCTCGATCGTCCGGCCGGTGCCGCGCTCTGCGAGGAGAGGTTCACGAAGGAGCGCCTCGAGAAGATAAAGGTCATCATCGGCTCGTTCATGTTCGCCTGCCTGTACCAGCAGCGGGCGATGCCCCTGGCCGGCGGCCACATCCAGCGGGACTGGTTCCGGAGGTGGACGCCGCGGGACCTGCCGGCGAAGTTCGACGAGCGTCTCCAGTCCTGGGACATGGCCTTCAAGGACCTGAAGACCTCATCGTACGTGGTCGGCCAGGCATGGGGCCGGGCCGGCGCGAAGTACTACCTGCTCGACCAATGGCGCGAGCGCCTGAGCTTCGTCAACACCATCAAGAGGGTGAAGGCTTTCAGCGCGAGGCATTCCGACATCCTCGAGAAGCTCATCGAGGACAAGGCGAACGGGCCCGCGGTCATCTGCGCGCTCGAGGAGGAGGTGCCCGGGCTGATAGCTGTGAACCCGCAGGGCAGCAAGGAGAGCCGGCTCATCGCCGTCTCGCCGCTGATAGAGGCGGGGAATGTTTACATCCCTGATCGTTCTGTGGCATCGTGGGTCGACGACTTCGTGGAGGAGGTCGTCAACTTCCCGGCCGCCGCTAACGACGACCAGGTGGACGCGATGACGATGGCCCTGCAGAGGATGGCGCAGCACACGACCGCGTCGTTCGACATCGTCATCCCAGATTCGGGGACTCGCTCGAGTCCGTGGGAGTTCATACATGCCAGACCGCAATAGCAAAAGTAAACTGAACAAGATGGACTTCGGGGTGATCGGCTACTCCGGCCTCAAGCAGTACGGCGGAATCATCAACGAGGAGTTTTTGCCGAAGCTGCGGGGGGCGTACGCGTCGAAGGTGTACAGGGAGATGGCCGACAACTCGTCGGTCGTCGGCGCGGTGCGATACCTCATCAAGGCGCTCGTCCGGCAGGTCGAGTGGAGGGTGGAGCCGGCGGACCCGAGCAAGGAGGCGCTCGAGCAGGCGCAGTTCGTCGAGGAGTGCCTCTGTGACATGCAGCACACTTTCGAGGACTTCATCAGCGAGGTGCTGTCGATGCTGGATTACGGGTGGTCGTACTTCGAGCTGGTGTACAAGCTGCGCCGCGGCGACACGAAGGACCCGAGCACGTCGAGCCAGTACGACGACGGGAAGATAGGCTGGAGGAAGATCGCGCTGCGTGCGCAGGACACGCTCGACCGCTGGGAGTTCGAGACGGAGACGAGCGAGCTCCTGGGGATGCACCAGATCGACCAGACGACGGGGAGGGCCGCGTTCATCCCGTACGACAAGGCGCTGCTCTTCCGGACCGAGACGTACAAGGACAACCCCGAGGGGAGGAGCATCTACCGCAACGCGGTCATCGACTACTTCTTCCTGAAGCGCATCTCGGAGATCGAGGCCATCGGCATCGAGCGGGACATGACGGGGCTGCTGACGATGGAGGTCCCGGTGGAGATGCTCCACGCGGACGCGCCGCCGAACACGAAGACGCTACTCGCGAACCTGGAGAAGATGCTGTCGGAGCTGAAGAGGGACGAGCGGGAGTTCGCCATCGTCCCGTCGGAGCTGAACCCGAGGGACGGGAAGCCGTCCGGGTACAAGCTCAAGCTCCTGAGCACCGGCGGGTCCCGGCAGATAGACACGAACGCGGTCAAGCTCTACTACAAGACCTCGATGCTTCAGTCGGTGGTCGCGCAGTTCATCCAGCTCGGCATGGCCAATGTCGGATCGTTCGCCCTGGCGTCGACGCAGACGAACCTGTTCGCGGTGGCTCTGGGGAGCTTCCTGGACGTCATCACGTCGACGTTCAGCCGCTTCGGCATAGGCCGGCTGATGAAGTTCAACAACGTCCCCAGGGAGCTGTGGCCGGAGCTGGTGCACGGCGACATCGAGGCGCCGCCACTGTCGGAGATAGGGCCGTATGTGCAGTCGCTTGCGGCGACCGGCCAGCTGCCCGAGGACGACGCCATCCGGAACAAGCTGCTCGAGTTCGCGAAGCTGCCCATCCCGGAGAAGGACGAGGGAGAGGGCGTGGAGAAGCAGAGGCCGAAGGGCGGCCTGAAGAGGAAGCAGAGGGTCATACCGGGCCCGGGCCAGAAGACGCCGCCGAACTACTGCCCGTTCTGCGGGAAGCCGGTACCGATAGTCGGGAGGCCTAAGAGGTGTCCGAGCTGCGGGCGGTCCCTGGTGACCGCCTGATGCCGCTGGTCCGCTACTTCAAGGAGGCCCGCGTGCGGGAGTTCCACCGGTCGAGGAGGCTGAAGGGCCGGCCGGAGTGGCAGGACATGGTGCCGGAGACCCAGGCCGGGCGGGACGCATACGCCATCGCGGCGAAGCACGAGCAGAGATTCTCCCGGGCATTCCTTCACGCCGTTCGGGACATGCTGCCTCAGCAACCTCCCAAACAGTTCCGGACGGCGTGGAGGACCGGGTCCATTTCCGAGATGCTGAACTCATTACCGCTATTCAACGAGGGCAGTACCGACCAGGACAAGGTGTGGCGCCAATTCATGGATAAGATTAAAGACGCCTATGCCGTAGTTATCCAGGACGCCGGGGACGCCGCGACGAAGGAGATGAACGGGGAATTCAAGACGAACATGAAGTTCAGCCTCGAGCCAGTGAAGAAGGCGGCGAGGAAAGTCGTGCCGGTAGTTCCGATTAATCCGTACTCGGTAGAGTGGATAGAGGCAAATGCGCTTGACCTGGTAAAGGACGGAGTCACGAAGCAGCAGAAGTTCGTAGTAACAGACATCATCCAGGACGCGTTCGAGGAGGGCGACCGGATGGAGGAGGTATACGCGGAGATCCGGCGGAACATCGGGCTGACGCGGCGGGAGAACCGCGCGGTCGTAAACCGGCAGATTCTCCTCGAGGAGGGCGGGTACTCTCCGGAGGAGGTGTTCAGGCTTTCGGACAAGTACCGCACGACACTGCTCGCGAAGAGGGCGCAGAGAATTGCGAGGACGGAGACCATCAAGGCGCAGGCGCACGGCAGGTTGACGGCGTGGAAGATGGCGAAGGACGAGGGGCAGCTTCCGGAGGTGCAGAGGGAATGGTCCACTCCCCCCCTGTCGCCGAACCCGTACAGGCCCTGCAAGATATGCCTGGAGCTTAACGGACAGAGAACCGGACTCGACGAGCCGTACGAGTCGTCGTTCATAGGCTCGGTCGAGGGGCAGCCCGCGCACCCGCAATGCCGGTGCACGGAATTTCTAGTGAGGAAAGAAGATGGCGAGTAAGGAATTTCTGGAGGAGATGCTTGCGGAGTCGAAGAAGTACCTGCCCGGATGGCTGTACGCTTCGCTCGTGCAGTCCGCACGGCCCCGCGCCGGCGGGCGCGCCTCGCACCGAACCGACGAGCCGTCGGTACTGGAGAAGCTCGCGCTCGGGGAGATCCGGCCGCGAGTCCTCGGGCATGTGTCCGACGAGGAGCTGGGCGCTGTGTGGCTGCGATTGAACCAGTGGCATGCGAACGCGAAGAGGCGCAAGGCGCCGGTTGAGGATATCGTCAACGCCGCACTGTGGGCGATGAACGAGATGAAGCGGCGAGGGGTGAAGACGACGCCGAGCGACCTGACAGCGGACGTGGAGAACTTCAGGGAGAGCTCCGCGGCGAAGGCCATCGAGAGGCGGATGAAGAAGCTGCCGGCGGACGTCGTCCTGGTGAAGGACTTCGTCAGCATCGTCGGGTCGATGGCGAAGGGGAAGCCGGACCCGAAGGACGTGGACGTGCTCGTCCGTGCCGAGTGGGACAAGGACGCCGAGATGGTTTCGGTCCAGTCGCAGAACGTATGGCTGCCGATACGCAACGCGCTCGACCCGGACAAGGAGGGGAAGCTACACGTCATCACGAACGCGCAGGGCCCCCACGGGGACAACATCCCGCTATACGATCTGATACTCAGGAGGCGGGACAAGTTCGAGACGCACGTCACGAAGGCCGAGGCGTTCCGGGTCGACCTGGGATGCGGGGAGAACAAGAAGGCCGGGTACTACGGCGTTGACAAGGAGAAGAAGCCGGGCGTGGACAAGGTGCACGACCTGGAGAAGGGAGTGCCGTTTCAGGATGAGTCGGTTGACGAAGTTCGGGCGTACCACGTTCTGGAACATCTGGGGGACAAGAACAAAATCATGGCTGAGATATTTCGAGCGCTCAAGCCGGGCGGACTCCTCGAGCTTGAGGTTCCGTCGACGAAGGGCGAGGGAGCATTCGCGCACCCTGACCATCTGTCGTACTGGAACAGGTCGGCCGTCAAGTTCTGGACGGATCCGAAGATGGCGGAGGACCGCCCGGTGTACAAGCTCGAAGAGCTGGACGAAATCAAGCGCGGCGACCTGGTCTACGTCCGGGCGAAGCTCAGGAAGCCGGCCCAGGTAGAGAAGGCCATCAAACCGTTCCAGAGGTTCGCGCCGCCGAAGCCGTCGGTCGCGGGGTTCACGGAGCTGTTCGACGTGGAGGACCTGTGGAAGTGGGCGGAGAAGCGGAAGCCGATCGGCGTCGAGCCGAAGCTGAACGGGTTCCGGGCCATCGCCAGCAGACGGGGCGACAAGGTCGGGCTCTGGTTCGAGGGACAGCTGGGCAAGAACATCGTCGCGAAGATACCGGGAGCGGAGGACATGCTGTGGAAGGTGTCGGGCGACTGGGTGCTGGACGTGGACGTCGGCATCGAGAAGGGTGGGAAGCGCCTGCCTCGCCCGGACTTGACGACGCTGAACGCGGACCGGCCTAAGCTGGGTGACGGCGAGAAGGTAGTCATCACGGCATTCGACGTGCCATACCTGGACGAGGACCTGAGCGACCTGGCGTTCGAGGACCGTCGCGGCGTTCTCGAGGACAAGGTCCGAGGCAAGCTGCAGATCACTCCCATCAGATGGGCGAGCAACCTGAAGCAATTGAAGGCCGCGGCGAAGTGGGCGTTCGGGCAGGACAGATCCGAGGGGCTCGTCGCGAAGTCCTCGTCCGGGAAGTACGAGACCGGGAGCACGAACGAGTGGTCGAAGCTGAAGCGCGTCGCGGAGCTGAAGGTTATCGTGCTCGGGAAGAAATCCGCATCCGGAGCCGGGTGGAACTACCGCGGAGGCCTCCTTCCGGGGGACAGCGACTGGGAGAACCTGACGGAGCTCGAGGGGAAGAAGTACGTCGACCTGGGGAACTCGTTTAATACGAAGGTGAGCGCGAAGCCGGGGGACGTCATCACCGTCGAGGTCCTGGAGCTGATACCGGACGAGGAGGAGAAGAAGCTCGCGTGGCTCGGGGCCCGGGTCATAGACGTGGACTCGTCCAGGTCGACGCCTTACTTCGCGAACCAGGCGGAGGACATCGCCCGCCGGGCGAGAGTCCTTCAGAAGTCCGTGGAGCTGGTGCCCACGACCGGACCGAAGAACGCGCCAATCGCCTTCGTCGGCGCGTCGCCCGGCCGTGTCGAGGCCGCCAGGGGCGAGCCGTTCGTCGGCCCGTCCTCCGGCATAATATATTCTAAGTATTTGAAACCATTGGGTTTAGTTAGGAGCCAGGTGGTATTCACAAACGTCTGCCCGGAGTTATTAACCGACGAACAGGGGCGAGTAAGGGAGCCGAGCGAGGAGGAGGTTGCGGAGTGGAAGGGCTGGCTGATGGGGGAGCTGGATAGGCTCAAGCCACAAAAAGTCGTGGCGCTCGGCCAGACTGCGAAAAGGGCTCTCGGGGAACGCGTGGATTTCGTGCTTCCGCATCCGTCGGCGGTGCGTCGGTTCGGAGATTCCGGGGAGATAAACCGGAAGATTCGGCAGATAAAGGAGTCAATCCAGAAGGGGGACGACGAGGAGGGATCCGAGGACACGAGAGGGGAGAGGGCGCAGACTCTATGGGAAGAGAACTGGCAGGACAGGATTCCGGCCAGCGGGAAGGGGAAGTTCGTCTATCAGCACCACTGGCGCGGACTCGATGAGAAGGAATCGAAACTGTCCGACGAGCAGCTCCTGAATACGGATCATTCGTTGCATGGCGACATCCGGCTCGAGGGCGATGACGGCCTGTTCGGCTGGGCGGTGTTCCTGGGCAGGACCGCGGACAATAAGAAGGTCGGAGGGGATAAGCTATTCGCGTTGAAAACAGGGAAGGACCTGCGGCTCGCGCCGAAGCTGCTACAGCCGAAGGAGTGGCTCAAGGTGGGCGCGCAGTCGGGAGGCCAGGTGAACAAGCCGGGCGAGGCCGGATCCACTTCCCGGACCTTCTCGAAGTTCTTCGCGAAGGACACCGGGACGTACCGGGTCGGGGTGGTTTTGCAGAACGCTATAGAATTATTTCTTGACGGGAAGCACCTCAAGGGGCGATATATGATCATATACCCGCGGCTCGGAGGCGAGCGGGTCTGGCTGATTAATAAGCCGAAGACGCAGAAATTCCGGGCCGAGGTAGAGAATCTCGCTGATGTCATAAGCGAGCAGAGGCGTAAGAAGCGGCGGTTCGTAATCTGGGCGAAGCCAGGAGAGCGGCCCGTCAAGTACGACACGCAGACTGGCGAAGTGGCAAAATGCGAGACACTCGTGGAAATCCAAAAAGCCGACAAGCTGCAGAAAATCGTGTACGGCGTGGTCGTCGATCCTTACGGGGCGAACGGAACCCAGGAGGACGCTCACGACGACTGGATACCGCCGTCCACCGTCCAGGAGATGGCCCACAACTATCTGCGCAAGAAGCAGATGAGCATGGGCCTGGAGCACAAGGGGCCCGCGAAGGCCGAGGTCATCGAGAGCTGGGTGGAGGCGTATCCGTCCAGGGACGACTACCTCAAGGCGATGAGGGA